GTTAGTTCCGACGCCTGTTTTCTCTATTGAGAACATGCTATCGTTATGTGACTGTTTCGCAATAACCGGCCAGTATATCCCCCACCCCAGCACCACCACAGGAGAACCGGCCTGTCACATAGATTCTGTCACAGATAGATTGTGACAAGCGAATGTGACACGTGGCGGGAACTGAGCTGCTGACTATTCGTGATGCTGCGGCAGTGCTGGGGCTGACGAGTAGGAATCAGGTTTACCGGGCGATCGAGAACGGGTTTCTCGACGAGGTGCTGGTGAATGGTGTGCGGCATGTGCGGCGGGAGGGTCTGCATGATGCGTGGGCGAAGGTGCCGAAGACGAAGAGCAAGCATGGCAGCCGAAAAGCGCCTGTGGAAGCAGCGCAGAAGCCGTTGCGGCCAGCGAAGGAACGGATGGCCGTCAGAAGTGATGCAGCTCAGTCAGAGAAGCGCCCTGCTGATGCTGATGGCGACACACCAGACTTCAACACAGAACGCGCCTGGACTGAGTACGAAAAGAAACTGAAGCTGCAGGTAGAGCGCGAGCTGCTGGAGGGGAAGCTGGTGTATCGGGATGATGTAGAGCAAGCGCAGAAGGCGGTGGCGCTGACGTTGCAGGATCAGGCGTTGAGTTTGCCGCAGCAGATTAAGAACCAGATCCCGCATCTTACGGTAGAAGAGCAGGACATTGTAACGAAGTTGGTGAATCAGTTTCTGCAGAACGTAGCGGACTGGGAGTTTACGGAAGGGGAGGTAGCGGGATGATCAGCCGCGATCGGATAAGTATGGCTCGGAGCTTGGCGGAATGCTTCAGGCCACGGCCGCTGTTGAACGGGGTTGAGTATGCGGACACGTATGGTCATGTTACGGGTAATGCAGCGAGTAAAGGTAAGTGGACGACTAGGCCGTATCAGCGTGACTGGTTTTATGGATTTACCAGTGCATATGTGGAAGTGGAGGTTTGCATGAAGTCAGCCCGTGTGGGATGGTCCGAGTGCGTGAAGATCGGCGCGGTGCAGTATTACTCGCATTGGAAGCCGAGCAAGATCATGATTGTGCAGCCGGTGCAGAATGATGCGGAAGAGTATAGTAAGGAAGATATATCGGATTTGTTTAGGGATTCGCCATGTTTGCAGGGGTTACTGGCTGAGTCGAAGGCTAGGGGAACGGCGACGAATACCATCCTGCTTAAAAAGCTCACCAATGGCGGGCTGATCGATATTGTGAGCGCTGCCAGTGGTAAGGGGTTTCGGCGTAAGGAACGGACGGTAGTGATATTTGAGGAACCGTCAGCGTATGACGCGATCGACGAAGGTGATCAGATCAAGCTAGGGATGAATCGATCGGCCACCACCTGGAACCGCAAGACGATCATTGGCGGGACGCCAATTTATCCTGATGATAAAACGCACCAGTGGTTTAAGAAGGGTGACCAGCAGTACCGGTACTTGCCGTGTCCGCATTGCGGGGAGTATCAGGTGCTGAGGTGGGAGCAGATGCGAAAGGAAGGCGAGGATGCGGGGAAGTATGAATGTGAGAACTGCCATGAGTTGATTGGATATGCCAGGTTGCGATGGATGGATGAGCATGGCGGGTGGGCATGTCCGCTGGGGCTGGACCGTAGCCAGCAGATATTGAAGGATGGTTATCCGAGGGTAAGGAGTAGGCATATCTGGGCAGCGTATAGCTACCACGCTGGAGCGGAGTGGGGAAATCTGGTGAGTGAGTACCAAGAAGCGCTGGAGATGATGCGGAAGGGTGATACGGATTCGATGCAGACGTTTCACAATACGGTGTTGGGCGTGCCATGGGAGGACACGATTACCGGGAAGTTGAATGTGGAGGGATTGTCTCAGCGGCGGCAGGATGCAGGAGTTGGGAATGGGTATCCAGCGGACGTGGTGCCGAATGGTGTGTTGGTGTTGACCGCTGGCGTTGACGTACAGGGCGGCGGTGGTGCGATGGCTGAGCGGCTGGTGGTGACGATATGGGGATGGGGGAGGGGAGAGGAAGGTTGGCATGTGGGGCATTTTGAGATCGATGGCGACCCACAGCAGGTTGAGACGTTGAATCAGTTGGATGCAGTGCTGGAGACGAAATGGAAGCGTGAGGATGGGGCAGAGCTGCAGATTGCGTTAGGTGGTATTGATGATGGTGGATATGCGACGCATGAAGTACGGGACTGGTGCCGCACCAGGGTGGGCAGATGGGTGCCGATGAAGGGTTCAGAGAGCAAGGGTAAACCGCTGATCGGTAAGGGAGTGCCGGTGAATATCAACAGGAAGAATCAGAGTGTGATTAAGAAAGGTGTGCTGATGTATCCGGTGGGGTATGAGACAAGTATTCAGCATCTGCAGGGGAGATTACGGCAGGAGAAACCTGGGCCGGGATATTTGCATTTTGGTGAGGCTGCTACGGATCAGTTTTTGGCAGAGCTGTTCCCGTGGAAGAAGATGCCAAAGAAGGGTGCCGGCAAGCGAGAGTACAAATGGGACAAGCCGACCGGTAGCAGGGATGAGGCGGGGGACTGTACGAGGATGGCGTATGCAGCGCTGCAGTTGGTGGCGCGGCGGTATTCACGGGCGACGATGTGGGACCAGCTGGAGCGGTTGATTGAGGCGCAGCGGTTGTCATCGGTAGGCTTGGGAGGGAAGCGGCGCCCACGACGCCGAGTATTTGATTTGCAGTCGTGAGCCGATGAATCCCAAGGAGCTATACCAGGGAGACCGGATTAGATGGGTTGAACCTGACGTGCCAGTTGGTGCGCAGGGGGTGACTGTTTGGCTGCGAGGAAAGGCAGCTGGGGCTGGCGCTCAGGCGGTTGGAGTGAATACAGCAGATGGTTGGATGATTGAGCTAACAGCGCAGGTCACCTCTGCAATGGCTGCAGGTGATTGGGCGCTGCAGGTGGTGGCAACGATCGACGGAGCGTCTCACACGGTAAGGCGTGGCGGTCTGACGGTGCGCCGCAGTTTGGCGTTTAGCGGCACGCCTGGAGCATTTGATGATCGCAGCCAAGATGAGATTGATCTGGATGCGATTAAGGAAGCGATCAGGGCACTGGTAAGCGGTGCGCAGGAGTATCAGGTTGGTGCATTGGGATCTGGCGGTCGAAAGGTGCGACGTGCGGATCTAGCTGAATTACGAAAGGAGCGCGACGACTTGATTAGCAGGGTTGCGGCTGCGCGGCGTGCTGAGGCGTTGGCTCAGGGTGTGGCATCTAGCCGCAGAATCCTTGTGAGGTTTGAGCCATGAGTTTGATTGGCAGAGCGAAGGGTTTTGCTCGCAGGGTTTGGGAGTCTGGCCCTGGCCCGCGAGCACGAAAAGCGCGGGCGCAGCAAGGGCTAGCAGGCCACCTTGGGGGAAGACTGTTGGGCGACATGCCTGGAGTGTTTGTCGATCCTCAGGCGATGCTGCGGGGTGGATTGAAAGGGATTAGGTCTAAGTGTCGTTATCAGGCGCTGTTGAATCCGTATGCCCGGCGTGCAGTGCGGAGCATGCAGATCAATGTGATTGGCGCCCGAGGTGTGCAGATGCGTGGTCAGATCCCGCTTGGTGGCCGGAGCGATCGACAAGCGGGCAGGGCGCGGGCTGAGGTATCAATGGAGATTGCACGGCTGCTGGCGAGGGGTGAGCAAGGGCGAGCATTGGATGCAGCGCTTGATCGAATGATTCTGGCGCAGACTGCGCTAGAGCGTGATGATGTCAGGAATCAAGTTCTGGAAGCGAAGTGGAAGCAGTTTTGCAAGCCTGATACGTTTGATCTTGCCGGGCGATATTCGTTTCATCAGTTTGAGCTGATGATTGCTGGTGCGTTTCAAACGCACGGTGGCGCAATGGTTCGAATTATTCGATCATCTGCCAATAATAATCCTAGACGTGAACAGCTTTGCTTCGAGTTATTGAGCGTTGATCAGCTTGATGAAGATTACAATGGCATGTCAGATCGGCCTGGCCATTTTTGGCGACTTGGTGTTGAGACCGATGATCGTCGTGGCGGACGTGTTACGCGGTATGCGGTATTGCGGCGGCACCCGGGCAATAGCGACCCAGGCGATCCACTGAGCAATGAGCCTAAGCATTATTTTGTAGACGCAAGGGATTTGATTCATGTTTTCATTCCCGATGAAATCGGGCAGCTCCGTGAAATCCCCCACCTAGCGCCAGTTCTGACGACGATTCACAATATCAACGAATATGAAAAGTCCCACTGGACCCGGAAGCGGATTGTCAACAACATTCTTGGGTTTGTCGGCAAGAAGGAAGAGGATCCCAATGAAGGGGCATCCTCAGGTTTGGCGGATGAGCAAGACCCAAGCACTGGGGAGATACTGTCTCGCAGCTCACCGGGGCAATGGGTTGAGCTGAATCCTGGGGAGCAGCCGTATCCGCCGCAATTTGGCCCTGATGATAACCAGTTTGAGATTGTACTAAAGACAATGCTGCGCCGGTTTTCGACTGGCATTACCAGCAGCTACTCAGCAATCAGCGGCGATCACAGTGATGCTAATTACAGCTCCATGCGTGAAGAGAAGCTGGAGGTTCGGGATTGGTATCGGGTTATGCAGTCTTTGTTTATCCAGCAATTCCACCAGCGAGTGTTTGAAGAATGGGTTGATGCTGCCGTAATGGCTGGCGTTTTGCCTGTTGAGTTATTTGGCAACTATTGGAACGAGCCAGAGCTTTACACGTCCCCACGCTGGCAGGCCCGCACATGGAGCTGGGTAGATCCCGCGAAGGAGATGAAAGCGTATAAGGATGCGCAGGAAATGGGACTGCAGTCAACCTCTGACCAGATGGCAGAGCTTTATGGAACTGATCTGGAGAGCACTTGGGCGCAGATTGCGTACGAGGTGGCGTTGCGGAGAAGGCTGGGCCTGCCTGAGCAACAGAATGGGACGACAGCGGCTGCTCTGCCGGGAATGGGTACGGAAGGGGATTCATAGCCTGTAGCAAGATCGCTATAGGCTGAATGACTGGCGTAGCAATTAAGGCCGCCGCCGACAACTCAGGGCTTGAAATGGCTTTGATTGGCGAGGTGGGCTGGGAGATTACAGCCCGAGAGGTGCAGAGCGCGTTGACGGGTCGCGATGAGCCGCTGACGATCAATCTGTTCAGCTATGGCGGCGATGCGCTGGAGGGCTTAGCGATCTATTCGATGCTGTCCCGGTACGCAGGACGGAAGCGCGTGATTATTGACGGCGTGGCTGCCAGTGCTGCATCGTTGATTGCGATGGCTGGCGATGAGATCGTCATGCCAGAGAGCAGCTTCCTTATGATCCATGAGGCATGGGGGCTCGGCATTGGTGGCGCCAATGACCTCAGGAAGGAAGCTGATCTAATCGATCGGATTTCGACTGCGTATCGGCAAGCGTACGTTGATCGCTCTGGACTGAGCGAGGATGACGTGCGTTCTCTGATGGCCGCCGAGAGCTGGCTTACTGCTGCCGAGGCTGTTGAGTTTGGGTTTGCATCGGAGATGGCACCGGCTCGCGATGTGAAGGCAGCTGCTGTGCCCTTGGGTCGATTCGCCAAGATGCCGCAGGCATTGGCCAAACTGGTGGAGTTTGTCGAGCCACGGAAGCCAGTTGCCAAGACTGCTGCTTTGGTTGATGCGGTAACTGAACCGCCCGTGGATGATCAGGTGGCGAAGGAAGAGAATGAGGAGGTGCATAGCCTGAATGGAGAAATGCAAACCGCATCTCCTGCTATGACAACCCAGACCATTGACGTTGCAGAGCGGGAGATGACCGCTGTGCAGGCTGAGCGCGAGCGCTCGAAGACCATTCGGAATATGTGCGAGAAGGCCGGCGCAGGCAACGAAAAGGCCGATGAATACATCGAGTCTGGCGCCAGCGTGGACTGCGTTCGCGCCGAGCTGTTTGAGCTGGCGATGCAAGCCAAGGGTGCCAAGAGGGTCGAGATGAGCGGTCGCATGCAGTCGAGCGCTGATGGCCTGATCGGCATGTCTGACCGCGAGGTGAAGCGGTACAACATCCTGAATGCGATTCGGCACTTTTCTGACCCGACCGATGCCCGTCTGCGTGATGCTGCCGGACTGGAGCTGGAAGCGTCCGCCGCTGCGGTGAAGCATTCGGGCCGCGAGCTGCAGGGCTCGTTCCGCATCCCCGCCGACGTGATGGTCGCGCAGATCCCCGGCATGGGCGCCGGTCGTAAGAACATCCGCGCTGATCAGACCGCAGGTGGATTCACCACCGGCGGTGCGCTGATTGACACCGACCTGCTGATTGGCTCGATGATTGAGCTGATCTACAACCGCCTGAGCATCACCGCTGCCGGCGCCACCGTGCTGAGCGGTCTGGTGGGTGACATCGACATCCCCAAGGAAACCGCCGGCCCTACTCACTACTGGGTTGGTGAGGGCCAGGCGCCTGACGCCTCTGAGATCCTGGTTGGCCAGGTCAGCCTCACGCCCAAGACTGTCGGTGCGAAAACTGTCCTGACGCGCCGTTTCATCGGCCAGACCGGATTCTCCTCCGAAGCCTGGGTTCGCAGCCACCTGAGCCGCAAGGTCGCCCTTGGTATTGACAAGGACTTCCTGTACTCCCCAGGCGGATCCAAGCGCCCCCTGGGCCTGCGGTACACCGATGGGGTGAAGACTGAAACGCTGTCCGGCGGCCAGGCGAAGACCATCAACAGCGTAAGCTATAACTTTGGCACCTTCCTCAACCTGGTTGAGATGGAAACGAAGGTGAGCCTGGCGAACCTGGATGTGCCCAGCATGGCGTACATGATGAACGCCCATGCAAGGGGCGTCTACAAGACCACGCTGGAGAACGCTCAGAGCGACTTCTACGTTCTGCGCAACAACGAGATCAACGGCTACCCGGCCCTGATGTCAAACCAGCTGGAGGTGAATAATAGCCTCTTCGGCGACTTCTCGCAGGTGCTGCTGGCGTTCTGGAGCGGCCAAGACATCGGCGTGAATCCCTATAAGTATCAGGATTCCGGCAGCGTTGAGATCAGCATCCTGCAGGATTGCGACTTTGGGGTTCGCTATCCCGAGGCCTTTGTGTGGGGTATCTGAGGATGGAAGTCGAGATGCTCGAATCGATGGTGATCAGTCGCAAGGATCGAGAGATCGGCGACGTGGTTACTGTTGATAACGACTTTGGCCTTCACATGATTCGCAGCGGGTGGGCAACTGAGCACACTGCTCCCGCCCCAGCCGCTGAGGTCGAAGGCGAATCGCCACGCCGTGGCGGAAAACGCCGCACCACGGACAACAACCCCGTGCTCAGCACGGTCACTCAGCCCCCCACGGAGGAAACCTGACCATGGCTATCAGACAACGCAACCTGGAGGCGCTGCATAGCGTCACCATTCTGGCCCCAACCACTGTGTCAGCGGCGAACAACACCACCGCCGTTAATTGCCATGATTTTGATGGTGATGTGTGCCTAATCCTCACCGCCCCTGCCAGCGCTGCCGGCAGCGCCATGAAGGTGAAGGTGCAGGCCGGCGATGCGTCCGACGGTAGCGATGCCGTAGACGTCACCGGCGGCGCATTCCCTGACCTGGCCGTCGCCGCTTATCACAACCGGCTGGTGATCTCGAAAGACGATCTGCCGTCCCGGCTGCGGCTGAGTTTCTTCGATGAAACCGGCACTTATAGCGCTGTTGTGAGCTGCGTTGCGGTTGGCATCAAGAAGTACCGGCCCTGATCGCAATGATCCAGGAGATCCCCGATGATTTCCTGCTGGCTGACTTCGGCTCTAGCGTAACTGCTGGGGCCGTTGTTGGTTTAGGGATTATGGATCGCCAGTCGCAGGTGATGATGGGCGATCAGGTGATCAGTGTGGAGTATGCGCTGACGGTGCGGGCTGATTTGTTTGGTGGGTTGGGGTATGGGGATCAGGTGTTGCATGAGGGGCAGGTGTATAGGCTGCAGCATGAGCCACTGAAGTTGGCTGATGGGAGGTTTTGTGTGATGGTGCTGGAGAAGATTGAGGCGATTGCGATGTATATCACTACGTTGGCCGGGTTGCGGCTGAAGACACTTGATGATCGATTGCTGGTGACACTCTGATGGCTGACGTAACGATCACGGGTTTGCCTAATGCGACGGTGCCATTGAGTGGCACTGAGAGGGTGCCTATGGATCAGGGTGGGACGACGGTAGATGCGTCAACGCAGGCGATTGCGGATTTATGTGGTGGATCGATTACGGCGGCGGTTAATGCACACGTTGCTGCTGCGGATCCGCATGGGCAGTATGCGTTGGAGTCGACTTTGGCGACGGTTGCAACGACTGGAGCGTATGGCGATCTGAGCAACCGGCCAACGCTCGGTAGTGCTGCGGCACAGAACGTCGGCACGGCAGCCGGGAATGTGGTGCAGCTCGATAATGCTGGCAGGCTTCCGGCGGTGGATGCGTCGCAGTTAACGGGGTTGCCGTCAGGTGGTGTCAGCTCAGTGTCTGGGACTGCACCGATTGTCAGTTCTGGTGGCAATACCCCGGCGATCAGCATCACCGCTGCGACCACCAGCGCCGCCGGTTCGATGAGCGGCGCCGACAAGACCAAGCTCGATGGTATCCAGGCCGGCGCCGAGGTAAACGTCAACGCCGACTGGAACGCCTCCAGTGGTGACGCCCAGATCCTGAACAAGCCCACCTTGGGGACAGCCGCTGCTGCAGCAACGACAGACTTTGCTCCAGCAGCGCAGGGTGTGACCAATGGCAACAGCCATGATCACAACGGCGGCGATGGTGCGCAGATCGCATATGGCAGTTTGTCGGGACTGCCCTCGATTCCCGGCCCGACCGATCTGAGTTACACGGCGAGCAGTCGGCTGCTGGGCAGCTCTACAGGCGCTGACGTGACGTTGCCTGAGGCGAGCACGACGTTGGCCGGCCTGATGAGTGGGGCGGACAAGACAAAGCTCGACGGGGTTGCCTCTGGCGCTCAAGTGAACGTCGCCACCAACCTCACCTACGACGCCGCCAGCCGCGAAGTGCGCAGCTCGACTGGGGATGACGCGGTGCTCCCCCTAGTCAACAGCACTACAGCGGGTCTGGCCAGCGCCACCGACAAGCAAAAGATCGACATTGCCGTGGTGAGCGATGTCACAGGAATCACAGGCGCCGATGCAGTGACCAACATTGTCAGCCTGACCCAGGCCGAGTACGACGCGATTGCATCACCAAGCGCATCAACCCTGTACGTTATTACGAGCTGAGTATGCCTACGACTACTGGGAAAATCTATCTGGGCAGCACGCTGGTAGCAGGCGGTGCGGGTGGTGCAGCGGCTGACGAGTGGGTGCGAAATGCGGCGTGGCCAGCGTTGACCGCACCTGGCGCGGCAGAGCAGAAGATCGTTGGCCTCTATGCGGTGTGGCCTGGCGATGGTGTTGGCAAGGGTGGCAACTTTTTCGCATTCTTAGCCCAAGGCGCCTACATCATCAATTATGGCGATGGGACGACGACGAACTATGCAAGCAATGCCAGAGCAGATTATGAGTTTGACTTTAACTCTGCTGCGCTGGCTGGAACGAATGCGCCGGTTACGTTTACGGCTGCAACTAGCACTGTCAACCGCACGGCTCATGGGCTGAGCAATGGCGCGATTGTACGGTTCTACAGCATTGTTACCACAACGGGAATTGTTGCGAAGCAGCGGTATTTTGTTGTTAATGCAGCAGCAAATACGTTCCAAGTTTCGCTGACTGCTGGCGGCAGTCCGGTAACGTTTACGGGTGACGGTTCGGCCACGTTGCTGCCGTATAAGGTGGCGGTAGTGACGATTACACCACAGGCAGGACAGAACCTAACAGTTGCCAACTTCTTTCAGAAGCATGGACAGACGGGGTTGGTGAATGGTTATGCGACAGGATGGCTGGATATTGCGATGGCATTGCCGCAGGTCAGTGGCACGGGATTAACGATTGGGGGTTCGACGACTGTTGTTCACGCAAATGTAGAGCGGATCAACATTGTATCGGTTGGTGCGTTGACGAGTATGGCATCAACCCTGTTTCAGGGCTGCCGCTCATTGCAATCGCTGCCGTCACTGCCTAATGCCACAGCAGTTACGAACATGAGCAGCATGTTCAGCGGCTGCCCCAGTCTGCAAACAATCCCTGTATTTCCAGGCAGTGTTGCAGCAGTTACGAACATGAGCAGCATGTTCAGCGGCTGCAGCAGTCTGCAAGCAATCCTTGCATTTCCAGGAAGTGTTGCAGCAGTTACGAACATGGCTACCATGTTCCAAAGCTGCAGCAGTCTGCAAACAATCCCTGTATTTCCAGGCAGTGTTGCAGCAGTTACGAACATGGGCGGCATGTTCCAAGGCTGCTTCAGTCTGCAAACAATCCCTGTATTTCCAGGCAGTGTTGCAGCAGTTACGAACATGAGCAGCATGTTCCAAAACTGCAGCAGTCTGCAAACAATCCCTGCATTTCCAGGCAGTGTTGCAGCAGTTACGAACATGAGCAGCATGTTCCAAAGCTGCAGCAGTCTGCAAACAATCCCTGTATTTCCAGGCAGTGTTGCAGCAGTTACGAACATGAGCAGCATGTTCCAAGGCTGCACCTCCCTGGAAAGCATCCCGCCGCTTGACATGAGCGGCATTTCCTCAGCAGCAAATGCCGCAAACTTTGTCGCCAACTGCTCATCCCTCGCCCGTGCCCAGCTTACAGGAATGCGCTTCTCATTCTCTGTAGCCAGCTGCAAGTTATCAGCCGCCGCACTGAACGAACTATTCACCGGCCTGCCTGTTGTTACCGGCCAAACAATCACTGTAACCGGCAACTACGGCATCAATGGAGCAGGCTACGACCCCACCATTGCCACCGCCAAAGGGTGGACCGTTACCGCCTAATGATCGCCATGTCCTACCCCGGTTTCTACAAGTTCACCGATGACCTGCTCCAGTATGCAGGCACCAGCGTTTACGCGCCAAGATTTACGCTAACCGCCGCAAACCACGCTGATTACATCTACCCAGTAGATGATTGGTACTGGTTTGACAGTCGCCAGATAGCCGAAGCATTTTGGGGAATCAATGGTCAGTCCGATGCTCAGTGGGTGCAGTTTGGCTCCGCAGTGCAGGCCTCCGAGGCGATCAATCAACTCCTAGGAACGGCCCTGCAGCAGCTTCCGGCCCTAGGCCTTGGGTTGGGTGTGGGCCTCGGCAAGGCTGCCGATGGGGATGCTCGGGTGTTTCTCGACTCCTGGTCGATGGCCCGTGGGCTGGGCCTGATCTCTGATCAGCTGCTGGCTGGGGTGCTGAGCATGGCGCAGGGGTTTGATCTGCCAGCCGCTTTCACCGAGGCGCTGACGGTGCCGCCTCCGGCCCAGAACCTCGGCCAGGAATGGACCTCCCCCACCGGCACCCTCTACCGGGTAGCCCAGGCCGCTGGGGAGGATGGGCAGTTCCTCCCCGATGACCCACAGACCCCGCCCAGGGAATCCCTGCGGTGGGTGGTGGTTGAGCCATGAGAGTGCCAGGCCTTCACCTCCTCAGTTATCAGCGCACAACAGCTTTTGTATGCGCTGCCAGGAAGCGCGTCGTTCCCGTAATTTCTCCCGCTCGTTGACCGGTTCCGTTACAGGCTTGCAGGCCGCAAAAACTGCCTGCCAATCAACCTCAAGACTATCCCATGCTTCCTTAGCTTGTGAAAAGTCTGGAAGTGATTCCAGGGAGCGACAGGCACTGAACATAGAAGCGTAGTTGATAGCCACAGAGCTGTCGCAACCTTCACCCCACTTTTGAGTGGCAGGCTGGTTGGCGTCGTATGCACAACCGTCTTCAAAGGCAAAGTCAGCCTCAACTGCTGCAATTCTGTAACGCAATCTTTTGTCACCATAGCTTCCATCATCTGGAGCCTCTTGCCCTGGCATAAAAATTTCACAAGGCCTCCCGTTTGCCCTGCTGTTAGCAATGTTGATTGCTGAGTTCAAGCTAGTGGCGATTCCACAAAAGATGTCTATTAAATTGCTGTCTCCTTCGTACCAGAGATAGAAGACCGCAAATAGCCGTTTGAATGGTTCGCTCGTCAAGTAGTCTTTAGTCATCAGTCTGCTCCTGAGTAGCGGATTGGTCGCGCCTCGGGGATGCCAGTCCGCCGGGGCACATAAATAGGGTAGCACTGGACAGCCGAACGCATGGTATCGCAGGTCGCGACTGCCGCAGGCGTTCATCAGTGGGCTGCAGGCGGGACTCCAGGCAGTGGCATGGCAGTGGCCCGAGAACCCGACGAGGTTCCAACCATGGACTGCGCCAGATGGCAGCGAATGGATTTACGACCAGCCCCGGAACAGCGCAGGCCAATACCTCGCGGACGATCCTGAAACCGAGGTTTTAGAATCTGCGTTGCGGTGGGTTCCAAAACCGTAGCCGTAGTAGATTCGGCCACTACCATGCCCTACCTCTTATGACCTGCCCCAACTATTCCTGGACCGAGGTTGCGATGCTGGCAGCAGGAATGTCGCCCCTGCTGCTGTTTACCGCGTTGTTTTTCGCAGCGTTGGTCAGGGTCCAGTGGACCGAGTAGTGATCCGCGACCACCAGCGACAGCTCGCCCAGCAGTTGCTACAGGATGCCGATGAACGTGCCGACTACCTGCACGCCAGGCCATCGCTCACCCCGGACCAGTGGCGGCTGATCGCGCAGTGGCTTCTGGAGGAACCATGCCCTACCTGATCCGTATCACCGTTGCCGTCGCCCTAGTGGCCGCGTTGATGGTCTGGCTGCTGGGTGCCCTGCCCCTGCCGTTGGCGCTGCTGTTGGCGGTCATCGTCGGCTGGGGGGTGTTCGATCTGCTACAGATCCGCAACCCACGCTCGATCAGCGGCCATGCTGCCCTGATTCCTAAGCATGGTGCCGTTCATCCCATCCATCAGCAGCACGTCAAATCCACGCTGCCAGGCTGACTTCATCCCGGCAAGATTCGGCACCAACGGCCAAGCATGATCAGTGTCCAGCACCTGCGGGCCACGGAACCCAGGCACACCACCAATCTGGGCGATGCTGCTGCCCTGTGGTGCAATCCAGTCGGCACCGGAGGCGACCATCCACGTCTCTTGCTTGCCCTTGCTGGGCCTGATGCCACGGGCATAGGAAACGCCTACGGGTTTGTTGGTGAGCTTCTTGACCAGTCCAACAACCCACCGCTGGAACCACCCCGTGCTGGTGGCCATGAGTTCGTTGCCAACCTCATAAATCACGTTGTCGTAGGGCTCAAGCGTCCGCACCGTGCGGGTGATGTGCCGCTGCTGGAGTTTGTTCCATGGCCCTTGCGTATGAACCTGATCGTGGCTGGCGGGACCTAGGCCATTGAACGGGTGCTGCTCCCATGCACGCGGGAAGATGTCGGGGATGCTGCCCTCGAACAGCACCACGCCGGTCACGATGTCCCGGCGCTCAGCCCTCTTGACGGTGCGCTCCAGCGCCCGGTAATACTTGCGGTTCAGGCTGCCGTCGTTGCGATATGGCCCATCCTGGATCTTGATCAGCCCCGGCGTGTTGCTGCCCCACAGGCTGTTTTCACCGACGAATCCCTTTGTCTCGATCGTCCATAGCCGGGTAAAGGGCCTGACGCTTTTGGATGGCTCAGGCAACGCCAGCTGCTGCAGGCTGATCCGTTCGCCCGCAATGCGCTGGACCGTGTTCCAAGTGTGTGATCCTGCCAGGCGCACCGGCCGGCCGTCCCAGGTGAAGCTGTCGCCTTTAATGCCGATCACAGTCAAGCCATAGCCTTTGGAGTAGGTCTATCGAGTGGCGTGACAGCATCAATCCGCGAGCAAATCCTAAACCGGATTCATACTGTGACGCTGCCTGGCATTGCGGAGGTAGGGCAGCGGATCTACCGGAGCAGGGCGCAGGCGATGAGCAGGAATGAAGCACCTGCGATCATCGTGAGTCCTGGCAACGATGATCCATTCAATGCACCACGGACTACGGGTGCGAGTATGGGGCGGCTGGATCAGACGCTGGCGGTGCTGATCGAGGTGTATGTGCGGGGTGATATTCCAGACCAGCTGGCGGATCCGATTGGTGTGCAGGTGCACCAGCGGATGATGGCCGACCGGACAATGGGCGGGTTAGCAAAGGATGTGCAGCCAGATGGATGGAGGCCACAGTATGAGGCGGCTGACCTGACAGCAGGGTGGTTTGGGTTCCAGTTTTTGGTGAAGTACAGGACGCTGGACAGTGACATCTCAGTGGCTCCATAGGCTGAGGGTAGATCCGGCACTAGCTAGGGATGGGCGAACCTTTCTACCCAATGAACCACGGCATCAGCGGGCGATACGTCTGCGGTGCTGATGGCGTGATGCGTCCCGAGGGTGAGGCACTGCCCGAAGCCGAGGCCAAGCCTGCTGCGAAGGCCCCGACCATTAAGACCACGGAGAAAAACTGATGGGCCTGTTGATCCGCAATAGCTTCATTCTTGCCAAGACCGAGAGCACTTACGGCACCGATTCAACGCCTACCGCATCCGATGCGGTGAAGGTGGTGAGTATTGAGGTGAATCCGATCACGGGTGATCGTGTGCAGCGGAACCTGCTTAAGGGGTTTTTGGGTGCTGATCGTGCACCGCTGACCAATGAGCATGTGGCGGTGACGATTACCTTTGAGTGGTCCGGTTCTGGAACTGCTGCGACTGCGCCACGATTTGCGCCATTGCTGCTGGCGAGCGGGAAGAATGAGACGCTGGGCGTTGAGATTACCGGCGCTGCGACTGCTGGCGGTGCCGGGAGCTTAACGCTGGCGGATCTTGGCGGCAGCAATCCTGCGAGCGATGCGTATGTGGGGTTTCCGATTGAGATCACCAGCGGGACTGGCAGCGGCCACAAGGGGATCATCGTTGCACACAATGGCAGCACCAGGGTTGTGACGGTGCTGCCGACTACTGCAGCGTTTACCGGCGGCGGTGATAGTCAGTATCGGATTTCAGCTCGATCGGTGTATCAGCCGATTTCGACATTTGGCGCCAATTCAAGCGCGACGCTGGTGTGCGTGAAGGATGCGAATGTGCACCGGATTGTTGGATTTCGTGGCAGCCCTGCATTGAGTGCACCGCTGAACCAGTATGGAACGTTCACGATTACTGGTGTAGGGCGTTATCAGACACCGGTTGCGAAGACGAGTGAATCGTTCAGTTATGGAGCACAGGCCGAGCCGCTGCCTGTGACTCCGAGCCATACGAAATCGCTGCAGTTCCAGGGGTATGGACCGTGCAGTGAAGGGTTTACGTTTGACTGGGCAAATAGCGTAAGTTTCAGGAGTTTGATCAACTGCACACCGCAGGCGCGGATAACGGACAGGCCGAATCCGAATGGTACGTTGACGATTGAGAATCCAGCTGTTGCGACGAAGAACTATTTTAGCAGCGCAGCGGATAATAGCGGCGCGAGCGATGGTGTGTTTGTTGTGCAGCAAGGCACTGTATCTGGCAACAGTTCGATTCTGTTTATGCCGAACACTCAGATCAGTGGTGATCTGAGTTTCTCTGATTCGGATGGTATCGACATGATGGGCATTCCGTTTACGGCACTGCCCAAGACCCAGAACGACGAAACCCGGCTGGTGTTCTTCTGATGATGAAACACCAAGACTGGGAGATCTGACCTTAAGTTACAACCCATTTATTTCCATTCCCCTGATTTAGTCCCATGTTCCATCTGTATCAGCCTGAGTTTATTGAGTGGCCGGTGAGTGTTGATCTGCCGGCCAAAGGTGGAGTCAAGAAGCCCTACAAGTTCACCGCTCATTTCAGCGTGCTGGATGAGCAGGACGCGCAGGCGCTGCAGGACCAGCACAATCAGATGCTGGTGGCCATGCGCAAGCGCATTGAGGCGCTGCAGGGCTATGCCAAGGACGAAGAGGCCTCACTGAGCGACCCTTTGCCATGCACCTACCAGGATCTGGCGGATGAGGTGCTCTGCGGCTGGGGCGATGAGGTGGTGGGCGAGGATGGCGAGCCGATCGAGTTCAGCGACGCCACCAAGGCCCAGCTCTACCGGGTGCAGGGCGCCAGTGCTGCGATCTTCAAGGCCTGGCTGGAGAGCCTGGGCCAGCCCTCTGAGAAGGCCGCTGCGAAGGCCGGAGGGTTCCGGGCAAAAAACTCATAGACGCGGCGCGGTTCCTCGCCGCTGCCGCGAAGGGTGACCCGGCCGACAACGGCAAGGACGCGGCTGACGCTGCGGCGGTGTTCGGCCTGGCGGTGCCTGAGGTCGAGCGGCGGCCGGAGACGTTCGGCCTGCTGGCGGAGAACGTCGAGGCGATCGGCTGGTTCATGAAGCTCCAGACCCAGTGGCGGATGGGGATGAATGGGCCCGTGGGACTTGACTACCAGGTGTTTCTCCTATGGGCCAAGGATGAGGGCGTGAAGCGTCAGGACCGGCTGTGGTTGCTGGAGGATCTGCGGCTGGTTGAGCGGGAGTTTCTGGGGGTGATGAGGGCAGATCCGTAGGCTGATCTCAGGAATGGCAGCCGAATAGAGCATGGCCCGGATGAGCCTGGATACCGCCATCCGGCTGTCGGCCGAGGTGAAGGGCGGCGGGAATATCGACCGGGTGAAGAAGTCGCTGCAGGATCTGGGCAAGAACAGCCAGACCACAGCGCGCGAGATCAGCACCCTGCGGGCCGCGACGTTCCAGTTCGCCCGCGCTAACGACAACACGATCGCCGGCATCCGCAGCAGCATTGGCGCATTCCGTGGGCTGCAGGAGCAGGCCAAGATCGGCAGCAGGGAGTTTCAGCGGTACGGGGCGGAGATCCAGAAGCTGGAAGGGAAGCTGCGGGGGCTGGATGGGACGGCAGCGGCGGCGGGTGATTCACTGGGCCGCAGGCTGGCAGCGGGCCTCGCCGGCAGCCTGGCCACCATCGGCGCCGGCAGGGCCATCGGCGGATCGCTGGGCGCCGTGGTGGCGAGTGAGGAGTCAGAGCGGCGGTTGAGGTCGCTGTCACAGGGCCTTGACGATTACAGCCGGGTGCAGGCCACTGCTACCGCAGCCGCGCAGAGGTTCGGCACTGCGCAGACGCAGACCAATCAAGAGTTCGCCCAGATCTACGCCAGGCTGCGGCCAGTCGGGCTGACGCTGGAGGAGATCAGCACGGTCTACAACGGATTCAACACGGCAGCGAAGCTGAGCGGCACCACGTCGGCTGAGGCCAGCGCGGCGTTTCTGCAGCTGAGCCAGGCGCTCGGCACCGGCGTCCTGCGCGGCGAAGAACTGAACAGCGTGTTTGAGCAGACCCCGGCGGTGGTGCAGGGCATCGCTGAAGTGATGGGCGTGCCGATCGGCCAGATCCGCGAGCTTGCGAAAGAGGGCAGGATCACCGGCGACATCGTGCTGACCGCTCTCGGGCGGATCGAGCGCGACGGCGCCCCCAAGCTGGCTGAGGCGATGAAAGGCCCGGCTCAGCAGTTCCGCAACCTGCAGATTGCGGGGCAGGAGCTGCAAATTCAGTTCGGGCAATCGCTGCTGCCAGCCACCATCGCGCTCACTAAGGCGGCAACCGGAATACTGGAGCAGACCAGCAAACTGCCAGAGCCGATCAAGCAGGTTGGAGCCGCCGCGGCCGTTGCCGGTGTTGCCGTTCTCGGCCTGACCACGGCGATGAGCGCCATTGGCGGGATCAGCGCTGCAACGAAGGCCATGCAGGCCTATGCCGCGTCAACAGGCGCCGCCACTGCAGCGCAGACCGGCCTCAACCTCGCCGTGCTGGCCAATCCCTGGGTACTGGCCGCCGCCGGGATCATTGCGGCCACGGCAGCGGCCTACAAGTTCATCGAGCCGTTCAGGGAGTTTGTCAACACCTACCCCGAGCGGTTCAAGCTGTTCTGGGGATCAATCGCCGCTGACGCGCAGGCGTCGTTTAAGCGCATCACCGATGCGGCTACGGCGATGGGTCAGTTCCTGGCCAAAGGTGTGCAGAACATCGCCAACAGCTTCGCGGCAATGTTCGGCTGGGCACGCGACCGCGCTGGCGAGGCCCTGCGCGCCATCGGCGTTGACGGCCAGTGGCTGGCGGGCGCGATGCAGAGCGTTTCCACCACGATCGGCAACGTGTTCTCTGCGGCGTTTGATTTCGTGCAGTCGAGATGGCAGCAGACCATCTCCAACATGATCAACTACTCCAACCCGTTCATGGCAATCCTGGCCTCGG